CCTTATCTTCATTCCATGACGGGCACGTCTACGATTTTTTCTCTTATTAGATCCAACCTTTCGCCGCCCCTTATGTTTCTTTCTCTTTAAGTCAGCCTTGCTCACTACACGCCACAAAGCCCTTCACACTCATCTTTAAATTCCTCATCAAATGTTTCACCAAATAAATTTTGCTGTGGATTTGGTGCCTGGAAATCTATGCTCCGTAGAGGCTTTGCTGATTTATGTAAAAACAATTCAGATGTAGTATTCTTTAATCCATGTCTAATCTTGTCATCAACTTCACACGCATCATCCCAGTCCTCAGGATAGTTCTTCTGCATGTTTCTCCACTGATCATTGTGATGGTACGGACAGCCAATGCATGAGGATTTACCCGGCATTGGATGTTTTTTTACATCGCGGTACCATTGCAAGCAATCAGCACGTGACATTTTCATTTCAATTAAAGGCCACCTTGATGTGAGCCACGGCATTCTAGCTTTCTTCATGCGCATAGCTTCATCCGTGGATATTCCAATCCATTGTTCGACGATCATGTCTTTCTTTACTCTATGTCTCGGTTTGATGCCTAATAATTCCCTCATCTTTTTCTGTATGGGGATAACTTTATAATCATGTGTACATTGCCTGTATAGCATTCCAACCTTTCCACCAGGACGTGCCGCAAATAGTGGTGGATTTGGTACACGCCCGGCGAAAGATTTATGCTCCTCATTTGACCCTTTAATGGGGTTCGCTGCGCGGATAAGGTCTTCCCTAAGGTTTCCTCTCTCTACAGTAATGAGTGGGCAAATTGTTATAGCCTTTTTTAAATATTCTACATGCTCGTATACGAAGGATGGTTCCCATCCTGTATCAGCAAATATCATGTAATCTGGTTTGTGCTTTGTCAGTCCTTCTTGGGCCATGAGTGCGAGGCACGAAGACTGTACCCCTGCCCCGAGTGATAATACGCGCATTGTTGGTTCGCGTTTTTTTCCTGCTTCATCAAAATACGCCGGTTCCTGCGTCGCCGCAACTGCAGCCATTGTGTTAAGTTGCTTGCGGTTAGGCTTAAGTTTAGAAGACATTTCTTCCATAAGTTTTCTTCTTTCATATTCCATCTGCTCCGGGTTAATTGCAAAACCTGGCTTAACTCCTTTAATAGGTTTTTGATTGGAAGCACGTTTCTTTCCCTGTTCTTTATAACCTAAATTAGCCATTATTTAGCATCGCCCCAATTATTTTTAGTTTTATACTCCACCTTAGTGGGAACTTCCAGCTTTACACAGTTTTCCATTATATCTTTTATATCTTTTGCCATTATATCAGATTTAACACTACAATTCAACTCATCATGTACTTGAATAAGTGGTGTAATTCCTAGCTTTTCATAAACATCTACCATTGCTTTTTTAGTTTGATCTGCGGCTGTTCCTTGAATTAATCTGTTCAACGCTTTATACGTTCCAGCTCTCTTAATAGCGCCACCCCATTTTATGCCGGCTGCAGTATGGGGTAAAGCTTTATGAAATACTGGTTGTTTGGTGACAGGATCAACTTCAAACCAGTTGGGTTCCCATAAATCAAATCTACATCGTCTTCCAAGATAAGTCCTTATGGTCCCTACTTTATTGGCCCTAATCATAACTGCCTCAAGCATTCCTTGCATAAAAGGGACCTTTTCCCTAAATTGTGTTAGCATGCCTTTAGCTTCCTTAGGACTGATGTCCAAATCCACTGCTAGTTTTTTATAACCCATTCCGTACATAACTCCAAGCCCAATCGTCTTTGCCAGTCTTCTTGGTATTCCAGCCATTTCAGCAGTTTGTTTGTGGAAGTCAAGGCCCTTAACAAAAGCAGACTTAACGTCTGCTGCCCCTTCGTTCTTGTTTAAAATTGCAAAGTGTGTAAGAATGCGGGGTTCCTGCTGTGAATAGTCAGCTGAAAGCCAATCTTCACCTTCTTCCGGTATAAATATTTTTCTTAACTCTGATCCAAATTCACTTCTTATAGGCATTTGCTGTAAATTAGGAGCATACATGGAAAACCTACCAGTAACAGTACCCCCTACAAATCCTCCTGCGTCACCTCTTATTTGATTTATATGTGCATGCAATCTTCCTTCATGGATATATCTTGCAATACCATCAATGAAGGTTCCTTGTAGTTTATTTAAAACCCTTGCTTTAGTTATCATTCTGGGGAGCTCGTGAGGGTGCGTTTCAAGAAATGTTTGTGTAAAGCTTGGAGCTCCTAGTTCAGTATGGGGATATTCTAGATTAGCGCCGTCAAAAGCTTCAGCAACGGAACGTGCGGCCCACACTTGCACATTTAATCCTGTAATGTCTCTTATTCTTTTTAAATATTGTTTTTCTTTATTAAGTAATTTTCTTTTAAGACCAAAAGCCTTATCCATGTCCACTCGCACACCACGTCTAGTCATATTAAAAATAACACGGATTAAACGGCACTCCATATCATAGACACGGTCAAGTTCCTCTTTTTCTATTTCTGTTATCAATCGCTCGTGAAGACGCCACGTTAATTTTGCATCTGCTTCTGCATATTCACCCACAAATTCAGCAGGCATTTTGTACATTTCTGCTTTAGGATCCAGACCCAGCTCCTCAGCTTTAGCTTTAAGAACCCTTTCGTCTTTAAAACCACCTAAATAATCTTTGACAATGCTATTTAAAGTATAGGAATATCTATTCTCATTAAGTAGTGCAGCAGCAATCATGGTGTCATGAATGTATCCTTTAACTTCAATATCTAAAACGCTAAGCCATCCCACATCATACTGGGCATTATGAAATACTTTTTGAATGGATTCATCTTCGCATATTTCTTTTATGTATTTAAGGACAGGTTTGCTGTCCATATTTCCACCACCATCGTGGGAAATTGGGTAGTATGCAGTAAAATCACCACTAGATAAGGCAATACCTATGACCTTTCCAATCTTCCTAGGCCATCCTGGTCCCATTTTAATAAGATCAGTGTCACATGTTTCCAAGTCAATCGCCACCACCTTCTTCCCTTTCATGGAAGGAAACTCAGTAGGATGAACCCACTCTGACTTTATTTCGTTCTGGTTAAATAGATCCATCGTTCATCTCGCCTGCTATTGCCATGTACGCTGCACCATCAACAAAATCATCTATGTTAAAATCGCCCATGGTGGAGCGCGAAATCTTTAATAAACACATCATGACTGCCACGTCACCAGGTGTTATTTCTTTCATAGGTTTAAGTTTTTCATCAAGGAACACACTCCATAAATCAGCTATCTGGCAATGATTTTTGTAAGCATCCCCATGTGTAGACTCTCTTTTTTCACTGACTAATTCAGCGGCTTTCATTAATATTTCTTCTTTTTTCATATTGTAAATCCTCCATATGATTGTGGTTGAATTATATGCAGTGATTTTTTTGCGCGTGTAACACCTACATAAAAGACTCTGTTTGTATCATCAGGATTAATTTCCATTTCATCCCTATTAGCTCGCGATAGATCTGTCATAATTGCAACGTTGTCACATTCACCACCCTTTGACATATGAATGGTACTCAAATTTATTCTTGCGTCAGCCATCAAGCCCCCTTGCTTTTCCATTGACATTATGTAGGATTTATCCTGATCCCCTATTGCAGTGAATGCTGCATCCCAAGGAACACCCGTGTTAAGCAAGCCGTGATTCATTACTAGATTTTCCATATTGTAGGATTTTCCTTCCTCTATTGTCTGAAGATTTTTGTAACCTCTCGCCACTCCCACTTCACTTTTTAAATTTGAATATATTGCCTTCACATCGTTATAGGATATGTCCTCTTCAAAATCATTTAATCTTTTCCATGCGTCTACGCCCCTGAGCAAACTTTTACTAACTGGGTGTTCTCCAAATTTGGTATAAAGTAATCCTTGGTATCGCAACTCTTCTTCAAAATCTTTTAGCATATATTTACAAGTTGCTAGTATCATCCAATTTCCTTCACTAACATCGACAGTTCCAGGGTAGCTGTGGAATTTAACTTCTCCTTCTTCATCACGTGGTTCCCACATTTTTTCACGACGATTCTCAATACGATTGACAATTTCTTGTGCTATTGAATGAATTTTTTTAGGACATCTGTAGGATTTTTTCAAAACACTTGGATTTCCTTCCATTTTTATAAGATGTTCTATATCTGCCCCTGTCCATCTAAATATAGCTTGATCATCATCTCCACTTATGTAAACTCTCTTGGAA